AACCCGACAATTGGCAAAGTCTTTTAGAGGATCACAATAGAAATTTCATGTCACCACCTTTGGCAGCTAATGAAGTTATAACTGTAATAAAACAATTAGATAAAAAAGATTATAATTTTAGATGTAAGGATGCACCAATAAATTCTTTTTGTAATTCAAAAGTATGTAGAACTAGAAAATTTGGAATAGGTTCTAGTGAGAATACTCCAGAGTTTGGTGCTATGACTGTTCAATTATCTGATCCAGTCGTTTGGTTTTTAGATGTTAATGATAATAGATTAGAGTTTTCTACGGAGGAACTACAAATACAAACAAAGTTCCAAAGAAAATGCATGGAATATTTGAGAAAGATGCCTCCGAAGATGAAAGAATCACAGTGGCAGGAGACACTCCAAATACTAATGGATAACGCAACCGTTATCAAGGTGTCACGTGATGGATCTGTGTCTGGTCAGTTTGAGACTTACCTCCAGGAGTTTTGTACTGATCGGGCGCAGGCGTTAAACAAAGAAGAATTATTACTTAGAAAACCATGGACAGAAGATGGTAAAACATATTTTAGATTAAAAGATTTAATGGACTATCTAACTAGAAATAAATTTACACATTTAAATACAGGACAAATAATTGCTAGGATAAGAGAGATAGGTGGTCATAGTGAGTTTTTCAAAATCAAAGGTAGGGGTGTTAATGTTTGGGTGATACCGGCATATCAACAACAAGACTCAGAATTTGATATTAAGGAGTTAGATGAAACGCCCTTCTAAAAAATTAAAACTAGGAATGTGGACAGAGCAGTGGGCAAAGTTGTATTTATTATCAAAAGGATATTTTGTGTTTCACAATTTATATGGCTTAGGACCAGTTGATATAATAGCCATTAATGAAAAAGGCGCTATTAGATTGTTTGATGTTAAATCAGTTAGCTACAGATCTAAAAAAGCAAAGTTTAGACCTGGAACTAAAATAAATAGAATGCTCACATTGGAACAAAAAAGATTAAAAGTAGAATTTTTATTCGTAGATAAGGAGGGTAAATGCACAATAAAACCAAGATAATCCTAGGACCTCCTGGCACCGGGAAAACAACTACTTTGTTAAATTTAGTAGAACAAGAATTAGCAAAAGGCACACCACCTGATCGTATAGGATTTTTTGCTTTTACAAAGAAAGCTGCAGTTGAGGCAAAGGAGAGAGCCATTAAAAAATTTAAATTACAAGATCAACAACTACCTTATTTTAGGACATTACATTCATTGGCTTTTAATGAACTGGGTTTGAATAAATCAGAGATCATGGGTAAAAATTCATACAAAGAGTTTGCTCAATCTTTTGGTTTAGATTTAGGTTATGTGATAGACGCAGATGATATGAATGGCAGTATAACCACAGATAATATTCTAATCAACGAAGTTAATTTATCTAGAATGAAATGTTTAAAATTAGAAGAGCATTACAATCAATCTAACTTGGATGTGTCCTGGCACGCATTATTGAGAACGAAAAATGCATTGGAGGAATTTAAAAGAAAAAAAGAAGTTTTTGATTTTACTGACATGATAGAGTTGTTTATTGAGTCAGGTCCAGAGTTAAAATTTGAGGTTTTATTTATAGATGAAGCACAGGATTTGTGTGCTCTTCAATGGCTAATGGTTAACAAGTTATCAAAAAATAGTAAAATGACATATGTATGTGGTGATGATGATCAAGCCATATACAGATGGAATGGTGCAGATGTAGAGCATTTTATAAACATGAGTGGTGAAGTTCAAACACTAAATAAATCTTACAGGTGCCCAAGATCAGTACAGGCTTTATCTAATAATATAATATCTAGAGTCAAGAACAGAAGAAACAAACAATGGTTTGGTACTGAAGAAGAAGGTGAAACAAACTATCACGCTTATCCAGAGAGTGTTGATATTCAAAATGGAGAGTGGTTGATCCTGGCCAGGACTAACTATTTATTAGAAGATTTAGAAAGAAATGTTAGAGATCTTGGACTTATATATAAAAAGAATGGTGTTTTACCAATATCAAAAAAATTATTAAACGCTGTATGGTCATGGAAAAAATTATGTGATGGAGAAGAAATAGAGTCATCACAACTCAGAGATGTTTATTCTTTTATATCTAGTAAAGTTGGTATTGAACATGGACATAAATCATTAAAAGATATTCATGAACAAGAGCATTTCACTATGAATAATCTTGTAAAAGATCATGGTTTATTAGTTGCTAATAGACCTTGGGATGTTGCCTTTGATAAGATAGGTAACAGAGACAAAGAGTTTCTTAGGTGTATCGAAAGAAGAAATAAATCTTTTTATGTAGGAGAACCTAAGATTAATCTTAGCACTATTCATGGTGCTAAAGGTGGAGAGGCTGACAATGTAATGTTGTTAACGGATCTATCTAAAAAATCACAAGAAGCAATGGAACAAAATCCTGATGATGAGTGCAGGGTTTTTTATGTTGCATCTACTAGAGCAAAGAAATCTTTACACATAGTACAACCACAAAGAGAAGGAGGTTTTTTAATATGATGAAGAAAGAACAAATACTAGCAAAGGCATCTGATTTAGTAACAGGTGACAGGGCTAAAGAACATGGTGATTTATTTAGAACACATGTTAAAATAGCAGAACTATGGACTGCGCACCTAGACCACAAGCTAAAAGGTGTTTACGAAGTAAACGCTGGAGATGTTGCTATTATGATGGCATTATTGAAAGTGGCCAGGATGTCTTCCGGAAAGTTTAATGCAGATGACTATGTAGACGCTGCGGGATACATGGCGATTGCAGGAGAAATAAATTACGATGACGAAGACACTGTTTGAAGAAGAAACGATAGTTCATTCTAATTGGGCACCCCCGACAGAGTACCCGACATTAGATAGATATGAAGCTGTCGCTATAGATTTAGAAACATGTGATACCAACCTGATGGAAATGGGACCAGGTTGGCCTAGAAACGATGGCTATGTTATTGGCATAGCCATTTCTACTGGTGATTTTACTGCTTACTATCCTATAAAACATGTGGGAGGTGGTAATTTAGATTATGATAAAGTGGTTAATTATATCAAGAATGTTTGTGAAAACGAAAACATAGATAAAATATTTCATAATGCTCAGTATGACATCGGTTGGTTGAGCACTTTAGGAATAGAAGTTAAAGGTAATATAAGAGATACTATGGTTGCTGCTGCATTGATAGATGAAAATAGATATTCATACTCTTTGAATAGTATGGTTCATGAATACTTGGGTGAGTTTAAAGATGAGAAGAAACTGAAAGAAGCAGCTCAATCATTTGGTTTAGATCCAAAAAAAGAAATGTATAAGATGCCAGCCATATTTGTAGGAGAGTATGCTGAAGCAGATGCAAGATTAACTTATAAATTACATGAAAAATTAAAATGGGAAATAGCAAAAGATAATTTGACAACAATATATGACATTGAGTGTCAGTTAATAAAAGTTATTTATAACATGACAAAACGAGGTGTCAGGGTAGATATAGAAAGAGCACATAACCTTACAGAAAAATTTTCTAAAAAAGAGAAAAAACTTTTAAAAAGAATAAAAGATATTGTTGGTTTTGATGTGGAGATATGGGCAGCTGCCTCTATCGCAAAGGCTTTTGATGCAATTGATTTGCCTTACGATAAAACAGAAAAAACACAGGCTCCTTCTTTTACAAAAACATTTTTGAATGATCATCCTCATGAGGTGCCTAGACTTATACTCCAGGCTAGAGAACTAAATAAACTAAGAGGCACCTTTATACAAAGTATTTTTAAATACCACAAAGATGGTAGGATACATGCACATATCAATCAAATTAGATCCGATACTGGTGGCACTGTATCTGGTCGTTTTAGTTATAATCATCCTAACTTACAGCAAGTGCCTAGCAGAGGGCAATTTGCAAAAGATATACGAGGTTTATTTATACCAGAACATAATGAAATGTGGCTGAAAGCAGATTACTCGCAACAAGAGCCCAGGATATTAACTCATTGGGCTTGTTTGGTAGGTCAACCAGGTGCTCAAGAAGTTAAAGAAGCTTATCATAATTCTGATTTAGATTTTCACCAGCAGACAGCAGATATGGCTGGAGTAGAAAGAAGATTGGCTAAGACAATAGGTCTTGGAGTTATGTATGGTATGGGTTATAATAAGATGGCAAAAGAACTAGATATAGAACCAGCAGAAGCAAAAAATATGTTAGCAGACTTTAGAAACAAAGTGCCTTTTATGCAGGGTATGTTGGAGGCTGTTATGAATAGAGCTAGTAGTAAAGGTGTTATTAGAACACTCTTAGGTAGAAAATGTAGATTTGATTTATGGGAGCCTAAGCAGTGGGGTGTTCATAAGGCTTTACCAATCAATCAAGCTAAGGTAGAGTATGGAGATGCAATTAAAAGAGCAGGAACATATAAAGCTTTGAATAGATTAATTCAAGGATCTGCAGCTGATCAAACAAAAAAAGCTATGGTAGATGTTTATAAAGAGTTAAAGATAATACCATTAATTCAAGTTCATGATGAGTTAGATTGTTCTGTGGCTAGCGAAGAACAAGCAAAGAAAGTAAAAGATATTATGGAGAACAGCATAGAATTAGAAGTTCCTTCAAAAGTGGATATAGATTTAGGAGATAATTGGGGACAATGACAACAAAAAATAAATCATATAGAGAGCAAGGTAAATCAAAAGATGGAGATAGAAGAGAAGATGGTGTAAAGAAAAACTTTGCTATTAACACAGAGCAAATGAACTTTGAGAGAAGAAAAATTCTTGAAGAGATGAAAAGCACTGTAGATAGAAAAAAATTAAACAACATGGCAGCTGTTGCCGCTACTAAAGAACCAGAATATTTTGACGAAGAAGGCAATAAAAGAGAACCCACCATGCGTGTTTTATCATTAGGTGCAGGTGTTCAATCATCTTGTTTGGCTTTGATGGCACAAGAAGGAATGACGAAACATAAACCTGATTACATGATATTTGCTGACACTGGCTGGGAGCCTAAATTTGTATATGAACATGTTGAGTATTTAAGAAAAGCTATAACTATCTGTCCTTTGATTACCGTGGAGCGCTCCAGTATTAGAGAAGATTTAATTAGAGCAGCTAATCCTGAACCAGGATCTAGAGAAGAAGAAAAAAGTTTCGCTGGGCGAGTTCCCAATCCTCCTTTATTCGCAAAAGGTCCAGCGGGAAGAGTGGGTATGCTGTATCGTCAGTGTACCCACGACTACAAAGTCATTCCCATACAGAAAAAAATAAGAGAATTGTTAGGTATTAAACCAAAACATAGAGTCAAAAAAGATATGATTGTGGAACAGTGGATAGGCATATCTACAGATGAAGCAATGAGAATGAAGAAAGCTAGATTACCTTGGCTTACATCAAGATGGCCTTTGATTGAAATGAGAATGTCTCGAATGGATTGTCTACAATGGTATCGTGATATTAAAAAACATCCAATGCCTGGTAAATCATCTTGTATTGGTTGCCCTTATCATCACAATGATCAATGGAAAAACATGCAAAAAAATTATCCAGAGGATTTTGAAGACGCTTGTGAAGTTGATGATAAGATAAGAAAAGGTTTAAAGAATTCAGAAGCAGAATTGTTTTTACATAAGTCAGCTAAACCTTTAAGAGAAATTAATTTTTTAGAACCCACTAAGTCACCTTCATTATTTGGTGAAACTTTTGATGAGGAATTTGCAGATGAGTGTGAGGGTCTGTGTGGAGTCTAATGGCAAAAGTAGGACTCGCTAAAAGAAAAGGAAGAAGAAAAATAGGATCAAAGAAAAGGAGAATAAGATCAGCAAGATGGAAAAAACGAAAGAAATAGTAGCTAAAATACCTATCCAGGACACAAGATTGTTTCACAAAAGATGGGATAATTATGAAAATTTAAATAATTTATTAATTACAGAAATAGAACAACAAATGAAGGATAACCCTAAAGGTATGATGGGTAGTAATCCTGGATGTTGGCGCAGTGGTTTTAAGTATAAGTGTGAAAATGAATTAATGAAAGCAATTGGATTTATGCTATCGACATGGTGTGATCATTATTTACCCAGAAAAAGAACAGATGCAGAGATACAATATTGGACAAATGTAAATGATTATGGAGGTGCTAACATGTTTCATACTCATTACATGGCAGATTGTGATGTCTCTGGCGTATATTATGTTCAAGGTAAAGATACAGGTGTGATTAGATTTGCAACTCATGAGCAAATGTATCGTATGATTAATCCTGGCATGCCTTACGCTAACATGATTGGTCACAGTCCGGCTGATGGAGACTTGTTAATGTTCCCCCCATACCTGTTACATGATGTGGTGCCCAATCCAAATAAACATAAAAAAAGAATTTCTATAGCTTTTAATGCAAAAGTTAAGATTGTAGACAATATTGTAGATTTCCCTAAAAATAAGGAAAAAAAGTAGCTCATATTTGACCGTGAGCGGGGTTTTAATATATGTCTAGTATGATTGTAACCGGGATAAAAACATAAAATGTCAGTGATTGAAGATAGATTACAGGAATATGTTGATGTGCTATCGCAGCTAGAAATGTTGGATAGATATACTTGGTTAATGGATTTTGGTAAAAGATCTCAAGGCATAAAAGAAGAGGAGCGTCTACCTGAGTTCGAGGTCCCAGGCTGCCAAAGTGCCACTTGGTTAATACCTGTGGTGCAGGACAAAAAGGTATATTTCAAAGCTGACTCAGTTGCTTTAATATCTAAAGGTATGGTATCTTTATTAGCAGATATTTTTAGTGACACTACGAGAGAGCAAATTAAAAGTTTTGATAGTGAATCTTTAGAAAAATTAGAACTAAGAACATTGTTGACTCCTGGTCGTAGAAACGGGACATACAATATGTTACTAAGAATAAAAAGAATGGGGGATCCTAATTGATTTTAAACAAGAGTAAAGGTAGACCAGAATTATATAGAGTTTATCATGTTTTTTATTATGTAAATGGTAAAAAATTCAAAAAGAATATTTATGATAAAAATGTAGATAATGCAGTTGAAAAATTTAAAAGAGATTACAATTACACACCCAAATTTGCTAGAGATCATTGGTATAAAGAAGTGTGGACAGATTACTCAAATGAAAATAGTGTGGAGGAATAATGTTTAAGTGGTTTTTAGTTGGATGGGTATGTTTAGGAGCAGGCCAGGATCAAAAATGTGTACGCATGGGATCAGAAATATTGTTTGATAGTTACGAAGAGTGTAATCAATATTATGATGTTACCGTAAATTCTATTGATGATTTAGAAGGTCATGTAGTTCTTAATTTTCACTGTGTTGAATCTGCTCTCATAGAAGATTTACCTCACAAAACTTAATTATTTCTGTTCTTTAAAATTATAAAAATAGTTTGTATCATCACCAGCAGTCCATTTACTTACTGACTCTACATTATATTCAATAGTTGATACTTTGAAGTCAGGTTGTTTTGGCTCTGATGGAGTCAAAGATTTATCATAAAACAATGTTCTGTTGTTTGGTTGAGCTGCGAAATGTCCGTTTTCTAATTCTAGTATATTAAATGATTTGTGTTCCTGTGGAACCTGCGAGTAGTTTATGTTTGGTAAATTATGATCTGCGTGACAACTATCAATTGTAAATAAATATTCTCCATGATACCAATTTTTTGAAGGGGCTAAATACTTAGCTCTTGGTGGAACTGTTATTTTTTCAATTACTGTTATGTGATAACTAAAAGCATCCCATAATTCTAATTCTTCTAATGGAAGATCATCTTTAACATCAGGGGAAGAAACAAAAGCACTGATAGGGAGCTTATCATAAAGAGCAGCATATTCCGGCAGATACGTTTCAAAGTAGAGCGCTCTGCCCTGGATTGACTTAACAGTAGCCCAAACACCTTCTACAAATTCTCCATGTCCTTTTTGATGATCATATAAATATTGTTTTTTTACGAATACTTTTATTGGTGGTATGTTAGCTACTAAAAACATTTTTTTATGGGCTCCAGACGCGGATCCAGAGCCCTGAGTGAAATGAAGTTGAGAACTAATCTTTGCCATGATAACAAAAATTTGTCAAGAAAAACGCTATATTTATCAAAGATTTTATAATTTGTTATAATATCTATTGACATATCCCATGGATTTATATATTTTTACATCATGATGTGGAATATGATTATGTTTTTTATGATACCAATCAAGTTGATGATTGCGTATTGGGTGATAAAGCATGTTTACATGTTCTTAATATTTTAAGGAGTGAAATATGATAATGAAGAATAAAACTACAAAAAACATGAGAGAGATCTTATCCTGGTTGGAGAAGTGTCCGACTGCTTGGGATTGGAGCTCCTCTAACGGTAGGACTTTACATATTAAAGTTGCTATAGATAAGCCAGATACTGTTGATGACATTGCACATGACATTGTGGATGAAGCTGCAGATCAAATGAGAAAGAATGGTAACGCGATATGAATACTAAAACAGAACAAGAAATGATTGAAGATATGAAGTCAATGGAACTTGACGAAAAACAAATCAAAAAGTTTCTTTTACAAGATCTTAATAATCAAAAAGATGATGTTATTAAAATTATTGTAATGTTAGAAAAAGGTCTTCCCAGGAAGGATTGCAAAGATTTATTGGAGTCTTACTGGAAAGTATTGCATATGAGATCAGTGGTCTTAGAGAAGCAAACTATAGGTGAATATGTTGTCAATTAAGGAGGGAAACATGAGGATACCAAAGGAAGAACAAAACAATATTGCTTTTGCATGTCAGGAGCATAAAGACGAGTCATATAAACAAATATCTAAAGCAGTCAAAGATCCTAATTATGTTTATGTTAGGTTCTATGATGGGGAACAAAGCGAGGCTATGTGGGTATTTATTTTGGCTGGTAACAAAAACAAAGGCATGGGTTTTGTAGATAATGTGCCGGTGTTAATGAAAGATATTAAGAGAGGAGACATGATTAATTTTGAAAGAAAT